ATGATGTTAAATGCATGGCACCTGCCGGTGCCCCCATTTGTTAAACAAAGCAAAGATCAACTGCTCATTACACTGTGGCTGACGGGCGAAGACCCACCGCAGCGCATTATGCTGCGTACAGAACACGATAACGAAGAAATGTCAGTATCGATGCATAAGCAGCGCAGTCAGCAGCAGCCTGGCGTCACCGCATGGCGTGCGGCGATTGATCTCTCCAGCGGACAACCCCGGCGGCGTTACAGTTTCAAACTGCTGTGGCACGATCGCCAGCGTTGGTTTACACCGCAGGGCTTCAGCCGAATGCCGCCGGCACGACTGGAGCAGTTTGCCGTCGATGTACCGGATATCGGCCCACAATGGGCTGCGGATCAGATTTTTTATCAGATCTTCCCTGATCGTTTTGCGCGTAGTCTTCCTCGTGAAGCTGAACAGGATCATGTCTATTACCATCATGCAGCCGGACAAGAGATCATCTTGCGTGACTGGGATGAACCGGTCACGGCGCAGGCGGGCGGATCAACGTTCTATGGCGGCGATCTGGACGGGATAAGCGAAAAACTGCCGTATCTGAAAAAGCTTGGCGTGACGGCGCTGTATCTCAATCCGGTGTTTAAAGCTCCCAGCGTACATAAATACGATACCGAGGATTATCGCCATGTCGATCCGCAGTTTGGCGGTGATGGGGCGTTGCTGCGCTTACGCCACAATACGCAGCAGCTGGGAATGCGGCTGGTGCTGGATGGCGTGTTTAACCACAGTGGCGATTCCCATGCCTGGTTTGACAGGCACAATCGTGGCACGGGGGGAGCTTGTCACAACCCTGAATCGCCCTGGCGCGACTGGTACTCGTTTAGTGATGATGGCACGGCGCTCGACTGGCTTGGCTATGCCAGCTTGCCGAAGCTGGATTATCAGTCGGAAAGTCTGGTGAATGAAATTTATCGCGGGGAAGACAGTATTGTCCGCCATTGGCTGAAAGCGCCGTGGAGTATGGACGGCTGGCGGCTGGATGTGGTGCATATGCTGGGGGAGGCGGGTGGGGCGCGCAATAATATGCAGCACGTTGCTGGGATCACCGAAGCGGCGAAAGAAACCCAGCCGGAAGCGTATATTGTCGGCGAACATTTTGGCGATGCACGGCAATGGTTACAGGCCGATGTGGAAGATGCCGCCATGAACTATCGTGGCTTCACATTCCCGTTGTGGGGATTTCTTGCCAATACCGATATCTCTTACGATCCGCAGCAAATTGATGCCCAAACCTGTATGGCCTGGATGGATAATTACCGCGCAGGGCTTTCTCATCAACAACAATTACGTATGTTTAATCAGCTCGACAGCCACGATACTGCGCGATTTAAAACGCTGCTCGGTCGGGATATTGCGCGCCTGCCGCTGGCGGTGGTCTGGCTGTTCACCTGGCCTGGTGTACCGTGCATTTATTACGGTGATGAAGTAGGACTGGATGGCAAAAACGATCCGTTTTGCCGTAAACCGTTCCCCTGGCAGGTGGAAAAGCAGGATACGGCGTTATTCGCGCTGTACCAGCGAATGATTGCGCTGCGTAAGAAAAGTCAGGCGCTGCGTCGTGTAACCAGGTAAATCATTTGATACCGACAAGGGTTTTAGTGAAAGGAGGTGAAATCACCTGTAAGATACTGAAATAAAACAGGTGATCGATGATTCTGGAGGTTACTTAGTTTTGATACTGATTAAATAAAATCCGGTATAAAATTAAGGCATCGGCAACAAATTTGATACTGCACATACTGCTTATAGACGTTTTAAAAAGTACTTAAAATGTCTTTCATGCTAAAAAGTTTATATCAATGTCGATCTGGTCACAAATCAAGTTGAAAGTGCTCGCTAAGTGCATAGGACTGGGCTTCATGGGGTTACGCTTTGGCTTCTTTATGGGTTAGATTGAAATGATGATCCTTGGTTTCATCTCCCTCGAAAATCTCTCTAACCTTTTGATCTGATAAATTATTGAGGCTCAATGCTGCCAGGCGTCGAATACCTGTTAAAGCGATCAGCTCTTGATTCTCTTGATTGCAGAATTCCAGCAATTTTTCTACCCCTTTCCTTCTCAAGGTGTAAATAACTAATTCTTGCTCTTCTTGGTTCAAGGTGTCGATGAGTTCGAGCAACTCGCTATTGCCACCGTTCTTTTTAGGGGCTTGGTGTTTTATTTCTGCACTACCTGTAATGATGGAAACTACATGTGCAGGTAAGTCGCTTAAACGGTAGGCAAATGCTCTCCCTCTGATACCGGGTGTAGTTACCGAACGTTTTTCCCATCCTTCATTTTTTGCTCGTTTATGAAGCCCAGCCAGAGATGAAGGAAGACCTCCAACCCCCAACAAGTCACTGGCAAGGATCCATTCTTGGTCAAGGATCATATCAAACTCCATTTGATATTAACTTTTGTTCATATCTCTTCTGTGGTTTATTTCAAAAATAATCTAATATAAAACAAATAGATATCGAGTAAATCTAAGGAATTTGAAATTAACCGGTTGATATTTACTTAGTTAATATCTAATATATCAAACATACACTAGTGAGTAACTCAATAGAGTAGCACACATGAGTAATAAAGTTTGCCATAGAAAGTACACAGGGGGCCATTGTGAGTCTTATTGAAGATTGGTCTTCCGCCGATATAAAGGCAGCCTTAGAAAAACGCGATACCAATTTGTCACGTTTATCAAGGGAAAATAATTTGCAGCCTAGGACTTTGGGTAATGCTTTGCGAGTTCCCTACCCTAAAGGTGAAAAGATTATTGCTAGGGCTATAGGTGTAGAGCCGCAAGTTATTTGGCCTACTAGATATGAACGACGTGCGCGGAGGAAATATGTGGGTTGCAATGACTGAATTGATTTCATTCAGTGACCTACCTAGTTCTTTGGCAGGTCTGCACAAAAAAGCAAAGAGGGAGGCGTGGAAAACGCGGCTAAAACCAGGGGTAAAAGGGAAAGTTTTAGAGTGTGAAATAGGTGCTTTGCCTTTAACTGTTCAGCAGGCAGTACGTGAACGCTACGCCCTGCAACTGATGACGCAAAAAGCCGATGAATCACCGGCTCCGGTGGTGACAAAGGCCAGACGCTCACCTGCCGTGGTTGATGCGGTGGAGGCATATCGCGGATCACCACAACTGATGGTCGAACGCCTCAATGCCCTGACTGAAAACCAGCGCCAGGTGGCTGATGCACGAATCGCGATCGTCAGCGAAGTTCTGAAAGTCGCGCAACAACCTGGTTTCAGCTGTGCGAAGGCTATCCGGTTTATCGTTGACAACCTGGCACGTTCGCAGCTGGACGAGCGCATTGTGGCAATGGTTGAGACGGCGAACGCCAAAAAGGGAAACAGCCGCGCGTTAAGTGAAATCACGCTGAAACGCTGGATTGCGGCCTTTAACAAGGCGCAGAACGCCGCTGAACGCCTGCTTTTACTGGCACCGGGTAAGCGCCAGGAAATAAAAGCCGAAGATATTAACTGGCTGCCCGAATTTCTGGCGCAGTATCGCCAGTCAAACGGCCGACCAATGACCGAGGCTTACGAGGATTTTGTCGCTGAATGGCAGCACCGGCACGCTGATGAGCCTTATATGCTCGATATCATGCCGTCTTATGACACCATTCGCCGCGCAATGAAGAAACTGCCGGAAGTGGTGAAACAAAAAGGCCGGGTGACCGGCAGTGAATACCGTCAGCTTGAGGGATTCACGCGCCGCGACTGGTCCAGAATGCCGGTGAATTATGTCTGGATTGGTGACGGTCACGGCATGAAGCTGAAATGCAAACACCCGGTTCACGGACGGCCATTTGCACCGGAAGTGACCTTTATTATCGACGGTGGCACACGCTTTGTGGTGGGCTGGAGCATGGACCTGGCTGAAAATGTTTTCGCCGTAGCCGGTGCCATACAGCACGGCATTCGTCATCACGGCAAACCGTTTCTGTATTACTCGGATAACGGTTCGGGGGAAACCGCCGACATCCTGGATAAGGAGGTTGTGGGGATCCTGCCGCGCCTGGGGATTAATCACCCGACAGGGATTGCCGGTAATCCGCAGGGGCGAGGCATTATCGAACGGCTTAACCGCACATTACCAATGCGCATAGCCCGTAAATACCGCACCTATTTCGGGAAAGGTGCAGATCGCGAAACGTTACGCAAAACCAACCGCGATTTACGCTCGGCATTCACTGCCCTGCAACAGGACAAACGGCTGAACGCCCGGCAGCAGTCAGCGATGCGTGATTTACCGTCCTGGCCTGAACTGATTGATGCCATCCGTGATGGTGTCGAGTGGTACAACAACCGGCCGCACAGCGGATTGCCGGTGAAACCGAACGGTAAACATTACAGCCCGGCGGAATACAGGAAAAAACGCCTGGCAGAAGAGGACACGGAAATTGAATGGCTGTCCGATGTTGAGCTGCGGGATATGTTCCGGCCAATGGTGGAACGCCCTGTAAGACGCTGTGAAATACGCTGGCTGAATAATATTTACTACGCGCCCGAGCTGCGTGATGAGCATGGCCGCAAGGTGCTTATCAGCTATGACATTCATGATGCCGAACGAATTACCGTACGTCGCCTGGATGGCAGCGTGATTTGCGAGGCGGTATGGGACGGTAATAAACGCGAAGCCTTCCCGGTTAGCGCGGAATACTACAAACAGCAGCAACGCCTTAAAGGCATGCGTAAACGCGCAGAGGAAAAAATCCGTGATGCCGAGGATGAGGTTGTCAACGTGCTGGAGCACAAGCCGCAGGAGCCCTGGCTGGAAAACATATACCGCCCTGTGGGTAATACGGTGACCGTTCAGCAACCGGTCGCTGACGATGAACCTGATGAAGAATGCGAGCGTAATTTCCAGCGGGGATTGCAGCTGCTTGAAGCGAAATTAAAAGAAAATGACCCGCTGGCCTGAAATAAAAAAATAACCCGAGCGGCGACTCAGGTTATTTGATTAAACAAAGGTATCTATATAAACGCGAGGTAATAATATGACCGATATTAACGATGTAATCAAGACCATTGATGAGCTTATTGATGGCGGCGTACTGACGCAGTATGCCATCGCCAGAGAGGCGGGAATTTCCGACGGCACATTATCGGCTTTCCGCAAGGGAAAATATAAAGGCGATAACGCTGCTGTGGCTGCTTCCCTGCGCTCCTGGTATGAGAACTGGAATAAACAAAGCGCACTGCCCGAGCCGCCGCAGTTTGTGGAAACGCAGACAGTCCAGGAGCTGCGCGCGCTGTTTCAGGCGGTCCGCCTGATGGGCTGTATTAACGTCATAGTGGGCGTGCCCGGGGTGGGTAAAACGGCCACGGCTCGTAATTACTGTCAGGAACAACCGAACACCTGGATGATCACCCTGTCGCCCGCGCATTCCAGCGTCACGGAGTGTCTGCTGGAGCTGGCAGAGGAACTGGGGATTGATTACACCCGCGCGAACAAGGGGGCGTTATCCCGCGCCATCCGCCGTCGCCTGATGGGAACGCGTGGACTGGTGATTGTTGATGAGGCGGATCACCTTGGTATTGACGGTCTGGAACAACTGCGTGCAATCCAGGACGCCACGGGGATCGGGATGGTGCTTATTGGTAACCCACGCGGACTGTTTAAGGGTGGACGCCGCGCCGTTGATGATTTATCGCGCCTGTTCAGTCGTCTTGCCCGTACAAAACAACTTCGCAAGGCCAAAAAGGCGGATGTGCTGGCCATTGCCAGGGCATGGGGGATTAGTGGTGAGGCCGAGCTGGCTGTCATGCAGGCTATCGCTGAAAAGCCGGGAGCCTTACGCGTTCTGACACATACGCTTAACCAGGCGTGGATCACCGCCAGCGGTGAAGGCGCGGCGCTGACAGAAAAACATATTAATGCGGCCTTTAAAGAGGTTTATACCAACCCTGAATTACTCTCACAGGTGTGATTATGGCTGCATTTAATATTCCTGATATTTACGGACGCTTTTACCTGGTGAATTTCGATAACGTGAAAGTGATTTCACTGGCCGAAAATAAAGAATGTGGTGATTTACTTTTTGAATTTAATGACCGCACACGAATGGTGATATCTGCCGGACTTGATCGCGAAGGTGCGACAGACGTTTACAGCGGAATATGCCGTTCTGTTGGTGCAAAACAAGTCAGCTAAATGAGGTGTTATATGAATATGCAATCCTGCGGTAACAAAATGAATTTATTCGACTCCCTGAACAGCGCGCGTCGTCTGACCGAACTTGCCGGTGCGGTACTGGAGCGCAGCAAACGCTACCCACAACGTTATGCCCTGAAAACCACGCCGCCGGTAAACGAAGTTAAGGGAACCGGTGAAATTGAAATCACTGTTCAGACCAATGGCCTGCGCCGCCGTGTAAAAGCCACCCGCATAAGCGGCTGCACGGTTTACTGGGAAGTATGAAGTTGCTTCATGGTTCGACTCTGTCATCAGGTCAGACGCCGGGGCAGTTATCCAAACAGAACGAGGACCAGAGGGTGAGTAAAGTCGTACGCATTATTTTCGAATACAAGGAGCACGTTATCCATAAAAACGCGGATGGAACAGTGCGCATGGGGGTAAGTCTGGACATACGTTCAACCGGGATAAAGCAGAAAGGTGATGGACCTGCCATGATTTTTGGGGTGGTTATGCTCGCGGAAAGCAGAGACTTTGCTGAACTTGTGGCAATGAAAGCCAGTGCGCTCATGAAAGATATGAACATGAGTTCCGGGGTTATTAAAGGTAATGAATTTAATCAGCAGGGGTAATTCCATGAGCAAAGTACGCGTTATTTTTGAATTTGAGCATGTTTCGCATGACGAAAAATCGGCAGGCAATGACAGTGTTGAAGTGCATGAAAAGATTGGAGTAGATGTGAAAACAGAACGTGATACGGATAACAGGCCGACGTCACTCTGTGACGTTTATGCAAGCATTCTCCAGTATCACAGTCCTGTAATTATTCAGTTTCTCTCAGCGGAATTTCAGGCATCTGTACAGGCTTTTGGGGCGGATGCCATCATTAAACGCCACCGTGTGCATAAAGCATCAGGCACACTGCAATAAGGAAAACAAAATGGTTAAACGTGTTACAAAATTAAAGGCCGCAGCCGAGGCTGCACCGCAGACCCGCGAAGAAGTCAGCCGCGATATCCGAACCCTGGGCGATATTCAGCGAGAGGCGCTGCGCCTGGAAACGGCAATGAATGATGAAGTGGCAGAAATCACCGCCCGTTATACGCCGCAGATTGAAAACCTTAAAAAAGAAATCAAAGTGCTTTTTAAAGGGATTCATGACTGGTGTAAAACCAACCGCAATGAGCTGACGAACGGCGGCGAAACCAAAACTGCCAATCTGACCACCGGAACGGTGTCATGGCGGCTGGGAAATCCATCATGCAGCGTCAGTCGTGATGTGGAGGGTGTGATTGAAATGCTGCGTCGTATGGGGCTTGAGCGCTTCATCCGCACGAAAGAGGAAGTGAATAAGCAAGCTGTCCTGGCAGAGCCGGATGCGGTGAAAGGGATTGCTGGTATTAAGGTGAATAAAGGCGCTGAAAGTTTTCATGTCGAGCCTTTTGAACAGGACGCCGGACTGAATAAATAACACCGCATTAAATCTTTAAATATCACATCGTTTTAATTATGGCGCTCGCGTCAGGGGACTGCTCGCGCCTGAATGAGGCATGTCATGAGTATTAAATATCGTTATTTTAAAATGAATGAGAGCGATTCCCGTCATTATCACAGGGAATGGCTTGATTGTGTTGGCAGGGAGCGCCAGAAATTGATTGATGATTTTCTCAGTAATCAGAATGCCAGAGGGTATTGTTGTTCCTGGTATTGTGGGGATTTTTTTGTCAAATCAATACTGGTGCATGAGGATGTTGATGTCGGAAGAAATAAACGGGTGTTGTCTGATAAATTTGATGAAGATGGCCGTACTTTATTTTCAGTTAAGCCCGACCGCAGATTCAGAGAGGGAAAAAAACTGAACAAAGCACTGAATATCTTAAACGAGAAGTTAAAACAGCTTCCGTCATTCAGTACCTGGATGGTTAATAAACTGGACTGCTATTTTGAGGTTTTTGGTGTCAGCAACGGCCGCACAGTTATGGCGTGCTCTTCTGCCGGGTTCTATGGCGACAAAGGGGCTGTTGTGGTTCGTATTCCTGTCGGTGAATCAGATAATGCCTTTTCACCTGAAAAGCTGCATCCGTCATTGATGGCAATCAAGCATTCCGAATTCATCGCAATAACGGAGGAATAATTCATGATTGATGCAAAAGTGCTTGAAGGGGTTAAAAGCTGGCTGCGTTTTTCTGGCCGTCTGACCAGTCGTTCTCTGGCAGAAAAAATGAATATGCCGCTATCCTCCATGGTTTATTTTCTGCGTGATGCGGTCGATGCCGGTGTGCTGACGGACCGTAACGGTTTTTATGATATTCCGCGTCCCCGCCCGGTGCAGCCGGTTCGTCGCAAATGCAGCCAGGAGTCTGCGGCTGATGATGTTCAGTGGTGCAGCTTCAGAAAATCCCTGCCGTGGATTGAAGGGCATGATATTCCGTCGATGGCGTGGGAATTTGCTCAGGGCGTTCTGACCTGTGAAACCGTTTATGTGGTGGCTGAAGTTGATGAGCAGGCCATGAAAGAAGGCGTGCCCCAGTTTGTGATGGCGTATATCGACATTCGCCTGGGTGTCATTATCTGCGGTTTAAGCGGCTGGAATATCACCGCGCGTGTTCTGCGTTACCTGATTGTTGACCGGACGGCCGCGCCTGCCGGGATATCTGCGGAGGTGGCGTAATGTTCTTTAAAACATCAAACCCTGCCGCGCTGGCTGCGTGGCAAAAATACCAGCAGGACTACAAGAAAGTTAAGGATGAGGCAAAACGTCTTGAGGCCGTGCTGAATGTTGCGTGCCGGTCGGTATTTGTATCCGGTATCAATGGTTTTTATTTTAAGGGACTGCGTTTTACGGATGACAAATATCCTTTTCATCGAGACTTATGGCGAAAACCGACTGCGTCGAATGGCTGGAGCTGCACGCCGCGCACATCGTGTATTCCCAAAGCCCTGCGCTCTGCCTCTGACGAACTTAACAGTCTGTGGCGTGAATATTCGCCCGTCACGTATGCCAGAACCGATGCGCTGTTGTTCTGGCTGGGCATTGACTTCTCAGCAATATTGCATGGTCCCGTGAAGTGGTTCTGCGTTGACGATGTGATTTACCTTGAGTGTGGCGTAAAACCCGCAAAACAGAAAATGACCGAAATTCTGTCTGATGAGTTTTATGCTGCTGAAAAGCGAGTCAGGGGGTGATGCATGATGAAATTACAACCCATGGGACGAAAAGGTCGGGCACCCGCTCATGTCCGCGCATGGACACCTGAAGAAGATGCGCTGCTGATTGCGCTTTATTCGTCCACCCCGGTTAAGGATATTGCTGTCAGAGTAAAAAGAAGTTACTGGGGAGTATATAACCGGATTATTTTATTACGCGGTATTTACCCGCAGTTGCTCAAATGCAAACGTCCCAGATTTAAACCTGATGAAGATAAATTTATCCGAAAAAATGCCAGGACGATGACCGGTAAGCAAATAGGAGAATATCTGGGGCGAGACCGGGATTCTGTCCACAATCGGGCGCGATATATTGCCGTAAGCATGAAAAAATACGGAGAATTGCTGCCTTTTACCCGCATACCTGACGATGATGTTCATCTTATTCGTAAATTACGGGATGCAGAGTCGCCACGACGTCTTACCTTCCGGGAAATTGGCGAGAAATTTGAATTATCCGAGGGCACGGTGAGTTTTATTTATCACCGTCGCCGGACTGCCGAAGATGTTGTATTACGGGAGTTAATGCCATGATAACGACATTATTTGTTGAATCAGATGAACCCCTTGTGTGTGCCGCCGGAATGCCGGTCTGTGGCGGAACGCTGACCGGTGTTTATTTCGGGGATTTGCGCGGTTATCCCTGGCATTCACTGGATGACGCATTTCCGCCTGATATGGAGGCTGTCGTGCTGATTGTTCAGTATGGTGACCAACAGGAACTGCGCATCGGCCATATGGGGTATGAAGGCTTTTTTATTGATGAAGAAACCGGAGCCTGCCTTGAAGATGAGGACGGACAGGTGACGCACTGGTGCCATATTTCAGCTTTACCGGAATTACAGGAGACGCCCAATGGATGATCAAATAGTTGAATGTCCCACCTGTGGAAATGAAGCCCCGGAGTATCTGAAAGAGTGCCCACATTGTGGTGAGGTAAAATGTAATCACTGCGATATGGGCGACGACACTGCATGTATGAATTGTGAGGATTAATAATATGGAAAAAGAAATCAAATTTGCGCCTAAAGATATCGACGAAGAACTGGCTAAAATCGGCATGCTTGAGCGTATGCGGGACATTATCGAATATGCGATAAAAGAAAATCTTGCAGCCAGAGAAGCCCTTTTGATAATGGAGCGGGAGATTAACCTGATTAAGGATGCTGTATCTCTGGATAATAAAATAGCCCGCGAGGAATACGTTCGCCGCAGGCTCGGTGTTGATGGTTCAGCAATTCTTACATCTGAACATTATGCAAAAATCTTTAATCTTTTTTCGCGGTAATGCCCATGCAGGCCCGGAGATTGTCGAAATGCCAGTTTGTATTAATATATGAGCCATCCTGGTGTCCCTCTGCGCTTTGGGGTGCGGCACTTTTTTGAGCAATATTGATAATATGTGTTGCCTCCTCACGGGAAATAACCCCCTTATCGAACAGGGTTACCATAAGATTTCCAGCCATTGTGAATGCGGCAACATCAAGGGCATTTTTTATATCTGACATAGATTTTTCCTTTTATGTTAATTGACATGGCGGTGCGGTAACACCGCCCATTTTTTATGGAGCCACGATAATGAATCGCGCTTCCCTGATTACCTTAATACATGTCGCAAAACGCGATCTACAGCTTGACCGGGAGACCTATATATCCGCGCTGCTGGCAGCCACCGGCAAAACCAGCTGCCGGGATATGTCACCGGATGAGTTGTCCCGCGTGCTGGATGTTTTCAAAAAACGCGGTTTTAAAGTGCGTCAGAACCCGGTTAACCGGGCCTTAAAACCGGGTACGGTGACCGCTAAAATTCGCGCCATCTGGAAGGTGATGCACCGGCAGGGCTTTATCTCTGATGGTGCGGAAACCGCCCTTAACCGCTGGGTGAAATCGCAGACGGCCGCGCAAAACGGCGGCGAAGGTGTGGCAAACTGGCAGTGGCTGGAGCAACACCCCGCCCTGGCCTCAGATGTGCTGGAGCGTCTCAAGCGATGGCACCGCCGCAAAATGCTGGCCGCGATGGGAATGCCCGAACGCACGCTGATGGGGTATGACGCCGTTTGCAGGCAGTATGAAAAATCACTTCCCCGTTAACCCCAAATCCCGCCACAACGCGGGATTTTTATTTTAAACTTACCGGGAACGCGAGAACCGGAGGCTGATATGGCAGAAACTCAGATGAGCATGTTTGGTGGTGACAGTGAGCAACTGCACGCCCTTATCGACCGCCTTGATGACATCCCTGATGATGTTCTCAAAAAGAACTGGCCGCGGACCCTGTCAGAACTGGTTGAAGTCACCGGCGCAGAACTTCAGCGTCAGGGGATTGAGCCGGTACTGGCCGGCAAACTGGCACGCAAGGTGGCTGCGGCTCAGGCAGCCTATATGGGCGGACGGGGTTATTACCTGCCGGTCGGGGAATCTCTCTTTGCCGAGCTGCGAAACAATGAGATATTTTCGCGCTGGGACCGGGGCGAGAAAATTGAATCCCTTCGCCGCCATTACCGGATGTCAGAAACCCAGATTTATACCGTCATACGCGAACAGCGCCGTCTGCATCTGGCAAGAACGCAACCGCCACTTTTCTGATATTCCGCAAAGCCTGCCGCCTTTCCTTCACCGTTACGCTGACTCAGAGAACATCATGAGACAGCGTAACAATGCCAAAACTCCCCGCACCACTGCGTAAAAAGCTGATTGCCCTTGTTCTGGCCGGTGCCGGGACGTTCACGATTGCCACGCATTACACCGGTTACTGGGAAGGGAAAGAAAACTCCACGTATATCGATCCCACCGGTACACCCACCATCTGTTACGGCCATACCGGCCCGGATGTGAAACCGGGTATGACCCTGACGGATGAAGAATGCCTGGAACTGCTGGAAAAGGACATGAAATGGGCCTTTGCGGCCATTGATCGGCGTGTTCAGGTGCCGCTTACCCGTGGTCAGACGGTGGCGCTGGCTTCGTGGATCTTCTGGGCCGGTGAAACGAACTTCCGCAACTCCACGCTTCTGCGCCTGATCAATGCCGGGCAGATGCCCGCGTCCTGTAAGCAGTATATCCGCTGGATTTATTCAAAGGGGGTGAAACTCCCCGGCCTTGAGGCCCGCCGTTCGGCGGATGAATGGTTATGTCGCTACGATTTGCCGAAAGTCTGAACCGCTTCTGGCGACCGCTCATGATTGCGCTGCTGTGTGCCGTTGTGCTGCTGCGGGGTGTGCTGTGGCTGCGGTGAATAATCCCTTACCGGCCCTGATTGCCGGAGGCTGTATGGCGGCGCTGGGGGTGATGAGCGTGCTGGCTGCCGTGGTATGGGGAATGCACCAGAAGACGCAGCGCCTTGAGGACAATAATCATGTGCTTGTGCGCGAACGGGACGAAGCCCGTCTGGTGCTGGCAAACCAGCAACGCACCCTGCAACTCATTTCACAAATCAGTGAGGCGGCCACGAATGAAAAACAACAGAACATTCAGCACAGCGAGGGGCAGCAGAGCGTTGTCCGCCGGTCGCTGGCAGCAGTGCCTGCGGCCTCTGCCCCTGTTCCTGATGATGTGGCTGATCGGGTGCGCCGGGCCGTCTGTGAAATACGTGCCTGTGAAGCCGGTGCCGATCCCCGCTGAATGGCTGGCTGACTGCCTGGTGCCTCCTGCGCCGGAGCCGTTCACGTTTGGGGCATCGGTCACTTACAACCTGCAACTGCTGGCGGTGATCAAGAACTGCAACGTGGACAAGGCCAGTATTCGTCGTCTGGAGGCGCGGCGACAACATGAATTTACTGATATGGCCGGAACGCCTGCTGTTCCGGCAGGAAAGACGAAGTAAGGAAAAGCTATGGATGATTCAGATCGTGCTCAGGCTGTGATGGAGCGGGGATCAGAACGCGCCCTTTGTAACCGGCTGACACGTAAGTGCCGGGCAATGGATGCTCCGGGCAGACGTGTCTGCGCAGACTGTGGCGGAGAGATCCCCGCCGCACGTCTTGTTGCTGTGCCGGATGCCATCCGTTGTGTGAACTGCCAGAACATCATGGAGGCCCGTCATGTGGGTCAGCATCGTTAAAGATTATGTTGTGCCGATCCTTTCGGCGACGGCAACCGCTGGCGGGATATTCATGGCGCTGATGCGCAAAACGTTTGTCCCCCGCGAGGCCTTTGAAAAACTCTCCGACCGCGTTGAGAAGGTGGAAACCCGCCTGTCGTCACTGCCGACAGAAGCCGAGGTCAACCGTCTGAATGTGGAAATCGTGACCCTGCGGGGTGAACTGAAAACCACGAACGCCACGCTCCGCTCTGTCTCCTATCAGAACGAACTGCTGCTGGAGCAGGCTGTAAGGAAAAAAACGCAATGAGTGATTTCATTACTGAAGATCAGCGTCTGGTCATTCTGCGGTCGCTGGCAGATTACAACGGTGAACTGGGTGAATCCGTGCTCCAGGACTGTCTGGATGATTACGGTCACCGCGTGTCCCGCGACACCGTTCACACCCACATTGCCTGGCTTACCGAACAGGGACTGGTGCGCAAACGCGTTCTGATTAACGGTTATTTCATCGCAGAGCTGACCGGCCGGGGGCAGGATGTGGCGGAAGGCCGCGCCAGTGTTCCGGGTGTGAAGAAACCACGCGCAAGGGGGTAACGATGGACAAGCCGACGCGTGGCCGCGTGCGCAAGGTGGATTTGCTCCCCGACAGCATCCGTAAGCCGCTGCTGGAAATGCTGCGTGAAAAACGTCTGACGCAGGTCCAGATCCGCGAGGAAATCAACCGTCTGATCCGCGAGGCAGGCCTGCCGGAAGAGCAGCAGCTTTCACCGGCGGCCATCAGCCGAGAAGCCTCCCGTAATGAGCTGATTGCCCGTAACCTGCGTGATTTACGCGAGCAGACAAAAGCCATGATGGCCGAACTGGGGGACAAGCCGACCGGTGAAACCACTGCACTGATTCTGGAAATGTCCCGCGCCCTGATGTACCGCCGCCTGCGTGCCGCGACCGAATCCCTGAACAGCGACAGCGACGTGGATATGCGCCTCATCAAAGATATCCTCCTGTCAGCACAGCGTGCGGAAAGTGCCGCCGAGCGCAGCATTAAGCGTGAAAAAGAAATCCGGGCCGCATTTGCTGAAGAGATGGCAAACGCGGTCACCGACGAACTGCGCGGCGTGGACGGGATGAGTGAACAGCTTGAGTCCCGTATTAAGGGGATTCTGTTGGGTAAAGTCTGATGAATAACGCCGAAGAACTCTCCCCCTTACTGACGAATACCGTCTCCACCCGCAAAATTGATCTGGCCGGTGAAAAAGCCCTGCTGGGCGTGGATGTGCCGGACAGCCTTGATTTGCCCGGTGATATGCCGGTATTTCTGGATTATCAGGCCCGCTGGTTTGAGGATGAAAGCGAGGTCTGCATCGCGGAAAAATCCCGCCGTACCGGGCTTACCTGGGCGGAAGCCGGGCGTAACGTCATTACCGCTGCAAAACCGAAGCGGCGCGGTGGCCGCAATGTGTTTTATGTGGGGTCAAAGCAGGAGATGGCGCTGGAATATATTTCTGCCTGCGCCCTGTTCTCCCGTGCCTTTAACCAGCTGGCAGATGCTGATGTGTATGAGCAGACCTTCTGGGATCGGGATAAAAAAGAAGAAATTCTGACCTACATGATCCGCTTTCCGAACAGTGGATTCAAAATTCAGGCACTGTCTTCCCGTCCGTCAAACCTGCGCGGCCTTCAGGGGGATGTGGTGATTGATGAAGCCGCGTTCCACGAGTCACTGGATGAGCTTCTCAAGGCGGCAATGGCGCTTACCATGTGGGGCGCGCGCGTGCGTATTATCTCCACGCATAACGGCGTCGATAATCTGTTTAATCAGTACATTCAGGAAGCCCGCGAGGGACGCAAGGATTACAGCGTCCACCGCATAACCCTGGATGATGCCATTGCGGACGGGCTGTACCGTCGTATCTGTTATGTCACCGGCCGCGAATGGTCACCGGAAAGCGAGCAGAAGTGGCGTGATGATCTCTACAAAAACGCCCCGACCCGTGAGGATGCCGACGAGGAATACGGCTGTATCCCGAAAAAATCCGGCGGTGCCTATATTCCTCACGCGCTTATTGAAATGGCGATGATCCGCGACATCCCGATTCTGACGTTTGAAGCCCCGGACGACTTCATCAGCCGTGCTGCATGGCTGCGTGAATCGGAGGTTTTAACCTGGTGTGAAGAACATTTAAAACCGCTTTTAGAGAAATTAAATCCCCGTTCCCGCTTCAGCTTCGGGGAAGACTTTGCCCGCACCGGTGACCTGTCCTGCTTTGTGCTGCTGGAAATCACCGAATCCCTGGCAAAACGCGAGGTGTTTCGCGTGGAGCTGCGTAACCTGCCGTATGCCCAGCAGGAGCAGGTGATGATGTACATCCTGACCCGCGTTCCGGCACTGACTGGCGCGGCGTTCGATGCCACCGGTAACGGCGGCTATCTGGCCGAAGCCGCGCTGCTGGCCTTTGGTCCGGACATCATCGACTGCGTGATGTTATCGCCGAAGTGGTACGGCGAGTGGATGCCAAAACTGAAGGCCGAGTTTGAAGATCAGAATATCCTCGTCGCCCGTCATCAGACCACGCTTGATGATTTGCGCCATGTGAAGGTGGTGAACGGTATCCCGCAAATCGACAAGGGGCGTACGAAGGACCAGAACGCAACGGCTGTGAACGCCCGCCGCCATGGTGATTTTGCCGTGGCGCTCTGTATGGCAAACCGGGCGTCATACATGGAGGGCTTCATCCTGGATGAATCAGCCTGTCAGGCGCTGCCGGAGCGGTCGCGGGCCATGGAGGGCGGTTATCGTGATGACGATGAGGCATATCATAAATTTGATCGGGGGTGCTGGTAGTGGGACGCATAATTGATCTTGACGGAAAACCTTTCTCCTTTGACCCGGAGATGCAGAGTGCCGTGCTGGATATTCCGCAGATTGCCAGCCGTTATATTGAACATCCGGCCTCGGGTATCACCCCGAACCGGGCGGCGCAGTGCCTTCGCGGGGCTGAACATGGCGATCTGATTGCCCAGTCCGATCTGGCGGCTGACATTGAAGAAAAGGACACCCACCTTTTTGCAGAGCTGGGCAAGCGACGTCTTGCCATTCAGGGCGTGCCCTGGAGTATTGAGCCGCCACCGAACGCCAGCGCGAATGAGAAAAAGGACGCGGAAATGCTCGACGAATATCTGCATTCCGCCGACTGGTTTGATGCCATGCTGTTTGATGCTACCGATGCCATCCTGAAGGGCTATTCCTGTATGGAGATTGAGCACGGGATGCTCGGTAAAATGCACATCATCCGCGCCATCCGCTGGCGTGACAGCGGGCATTTCTGCCTTAACCCGGATGATTTGAGCGAACTGCGGCTGCGTGACGGCAGCCATGCCGGGGTGGCGTTTCAGCCCTTTGGCTGGATAGTGCATCAGTCACGTTCACGCACCGGTTACGGCGGCGCAACGGGGCTTGTCAGAACGCTTATCTGGCCGTTCATTTTCAAAAACTATTCCGTGCGCGATCTGGCTGAATTTCTGGAAGTGTACGGCCTGCCGATGAAGGTCGGTAAATACCCGTCCGGGGCAACACCGGAGCAGAAAAGCGCCCTGATGCGGGCGGTGATGGATATCGGGCGACGTACAGGCGGGATCATCCCGGCCGGGATGTCGCTGGAGTTTCAGGCGGCAGCGAACGGTCAGGCCGATCCGTTTGAAACCATGATTTCGTGGGGGGAGCGTTCCATCTCCAAAGCTATCCTCGGCGGCACGCTGACCACGGAAGCCGGAGACAAAGGCGCGCGCTCGCTGGGTGAAGTGCATAACGAGGTGCGCCGGGAAATCAGGGATTCTGATTTACGTCAGCTGGCTGCCACGCTGAACCGCGATCTGGTGTATCCGCTGTACGCCCTGAACACCACGCACACTATTGATATCCGCCGTCTGCCACGTATCTGCTTCCAGACAAAAGAACCGGGGGATATCACCAAAATCACCAGTGCGGTGATGCAGCTCAGTACGGGGATGGATATTTCTGATCCCTGGATACGTGAGCAGACGGGTATTCCGCAGCCCACGCCCGGCGAAGCCATCTTCCGTGTCCGTCAGAGTGGCAATGAACCGGCTCAGACTGACAGGGAAATACCACCGGAAACACAGGAAAAGACAGAGCAGACGGCGCTGTCAGCCCGAGTGCCGGAAGCGAAAAGCAGCCCCCGTGATGAACTGGACGACATGGGGGATGCGGTGCCTGCCCGCCGGTTACAGGAGGCCATCGACCCGCTACTGGAGCCGGTCATTGATGCCATCAGAACGCGGGGGCTGGCGGATGCGCTGGCAGACCTGCCCGCCCTTTACCGTGAAATGGATGATTCCCGCCTGATGACGCTGCTCAGTGATGCCATGTTTGCTGCGGAAATGAAGGGGATGCTGGATGGCACAGGGGATTGATCTGGGTTATGCCGCCACGCTTCCCTCAAAAGAGGCGGTGGCATACTTCCGCGCCAAAGGGGCGCATATCAGCTGGAACTGGTTCGAAACAGACGCGGATGTTCATGCCCGTTCATTCACGGCGGCAAAAGTGGCACGCCTGGACGTACTGACCACACTACAGGCGGAAGTGCAGCGTGCTGTTGATGAGGGGATTTCACAGAAAGCATTTATTCGCACGCTGACACCCCGCCTGCAAAAGCTGGGATGGTGGGGAAAACAGATTGTGGTGGACAGTGCCGGTAACGCGGAAGAAGTGCAGCTGGGCAGTCCCCGCCGTCTGGCGCTGATTTACAACGTGAACACCCGTGTGGCTTACAATGCCGGGCGTTACACGCAGATGATGAACAACACGGACACGCATCCGTTCTGGCAGTATGTGGCGGTGATGGACAGCCGCACCCGCCCGGCACATTCCGCCTTTAACGGGCTGGTATTCCGCTATGACGATCCGTTCTGGAATACACACTACCCGCCCAATGGCTGGAACTGCCGCTGCCGTGTCCGGCCATTATCTCAGGCCCGTCTGGATGCAATGGGGTTATCCGTTTCATCCGGTCAGGATCATCTCTCCACCCGCAATGTTGAGGCTGGCGTGGATAAGCAGACCGGAGAAGTCAGAGAAATGCCGGTGACCACATATTCAGATGGCACCAGAACCATGACACCGGATGTGGGCTGGTCATATAACCCCGGTTCGGCGGCGTTCGGCACAGACCAGGCGCTGATCCGTAAACTGATCGAGGTGAAAAGCCCGGCGTTACGGGAAATGGTGGTTCAGGAGATGAACAACAGCCCGGAGCGGCAGCTGGCGTTCCGCATCTGGGCAAAAAACATCATGAAGACCCGGCGAGGTGGTCACGATATCCGCACGCTGGGCTTTATGACCGAAAGTATTGCGCAGGCGGTGGAAAGCCGGACGGGAACGCCACCGGCCCGCCTGCTGGCGATGAGCGGTAAAAATGTGCTCCATGCGGACAGCGTGAAACATCAGAATGACGGCATTGCCCTGACGCCGGAGGATTTCGGGCGATTACCGGCAATGCTGGCCGCGCCTGATGCCGTGCTGTGGGATCATGTCCATCAGAATCTGCTTTACATCACTGAAACCCGTGACGGAACGGCAAAGATTGCCGTCAATGCGCCTTATAGTGTGAAACGTCAGCCGGATAAGCTGGATGTGGTGATTAATGCCTACAGAGTCAAAAAGGAGGCATTACTTGATGATCTGCGCGGTGGAAAGCTGGAATTACTGGAGGGTGAATTGTAGGTCGGTGGCGGGGGTCGAACCCGCATAAACATCCCTCAGGAAAAAACCATCAGGCGCCGCTTTACCAGTTAAGAGTACACCGACCTGCTTTTATTTTAACCAGGTAGTTTCACGGAGGCAATATGTCATCCATTGATGCCGCTGTCGTTGTTGACGTTACGCGTCTCCAGCGGGTGTTTGCCCGGCTTCAGTTTGTGGGGGGCGGAAAAGACCTGGCCCGCAGTGTGGCGTCCAGCCTTCTGTCATCCTCAGAAATGGCGTTTGAACAGGAAAAAGAGCCGGACGGCGAACGCTGGCATGACTGGTCAGATCCTTACCGCAAGTGGCGTACCCGTAAGGGATACACGCCCGGCAAAATCCTGACGCTGAACGGCGATCTGGCCCGCCGCCTGACCACGGATTATGGCGATACCTGGGCGCTGATTGGATCAAATGAACCTTATGCAGCCATTCATCAGTGGGGTGGCCTGCCTGGTATGCCACCGGGACTGGCAGCCATTGGCGCACGTCCGTATATGGGCTTTGATGAGGTGGCTGAACAGGAGATCATGGACGAAATCAGAAAACGCTTTAAAAAGGCCACAGAAACGCCTTAATTGTTTAAGGTATGCAAATGCATTACCTTACCCCCTTCAGGCGCGTGTCGTGATTTTCTAACCTGTATTTAACGGGCTTTAAAATCTGCGTGAAGCGCCTTTGTATTTTTCCCCTGAAAGCACTTCCTGAAATCCCGCAAAACCCGCCCTGAAAATTCCCGGCTTATGCTGCCGGAATGAAGACGAAAAACACGCCCAAACTTGCTTATGCCATTCTGAATGCCATCAGCCTGTCCGCAGACGGGGACGGTGACTGGTGTCAGATCATGCCAGCCGGTCGGGTAAAGGCCCGTGACGGTCGCCCGGAAAAACCGGCTGAAGGCTGGCTGATTAACCGTGCGACCGTTGAGCGCATGGTATCCCGGGTTGTGGCGCTCAATCAGCCGGTAAAAATTGACTACAACCACCAGACCCTGATTAAGGGGCATCAGGCACCGGCTGCCGGTTTTGTGACGGCTTCACCGGAAAACTTCCGCTTCAGTGAAGAGCGTGGCTTCGAGGTGCGCCCGAAGTGGAACCCTCCGGCCCTTGAACATCTGCGTAATAACGAATTCCCCTGGTTTTCACCGGTGATTGGCTATGACGAGAACACCGGCGAACCTGTCGAACTTCGGATGCTGGCTATTACCGGTGACCCCGGTCTGACCGGCATGAATCCTGTCGCCGCGCTGTCGGCGGATGACCTTTATAACGCCTTAAACCCTCCTTTAAAGGATACCTCCATGAATGAGCAATTACGCCAGTTGCTGACGGCGCTCGGTCTGACCGTGGCTGACGGTGACGAATTTACGCCGGAGCTGGGCACGGCGGCGCTGTCTGCCCTCACCGGGATCAAAACCCGTGCGGATGCACACGACAACCTGAAAACACAGGTCGCCAGTCTGTCGGCAGAGCTGGAAACCGCAAAAGGCACACCGGCTGGCGGCAGTATTGATCTGACGAAATACGTGCCCGTTGAGACGTATAACGCCCTGCGTACCGAATATGTCGCGCTGTCGGCACAGCACGGCAGCACCACGCTGGAGCAGTTGCTGGATAAGGCCGAGTCCGAAGGACGCATTTTCAAAAGCGAACGCGGATACATGGAAGGACTCGGACAACAGATTGGCGTTGCAGCACTTTCTGCGCAGCTTGACGCCCGCCAGCCGGTTGCGGCTCTGACCGGTCTTCAGACCGACACCGTGACCGTGCCGGATAAAAAGACCGCCACCGCCTCGCTGTCGGCTGAAGATATCGCCGCCGCCCATCTTCTGGGTAAAACCGAAGCCGAATTCCTGAAAATGAAAGAGGAAATGCAATAATGCCTACCCCGATTACACCGGCGATGATCACCGCCCTGATGACGGGCTACCGTTCTGATTTTCAGGCCGGGATGTCCATGGCCCCGTCGCAGTACAAAAAAATTGCGATGACCGTGCCCTCCACCTCGAAATCCAACACCTACGGCTGGCTGGGGCAGTTCCCGCAGTTCCGTGAGTGGATCGGCTCCCGCGTCATCGAGAAGATGAAGGCCTATGGCTATGCCATCGTGAACAAAACCTTTGAAGGCACCGTCGCCATTAACCGTGATGACTTCGAAGACGATAACCTCGGTATTTATTCCCCGTTGTTCCAGGAGATGGGGCGCGCTGCTGCGGCACAACCGGATGAACTGGTCTTTGCTGCTCTTCGTGACGGGATTAATGCGGCCTGCTATGACGGCCAGAACTTCTTTGATACCGAACATCCTGTTTACCCCAAAGTGGATGGCTCCGGGGATGCGCAGATGGTCAGCAATATGTTTGTGGCAAAAACCGGCTCTGTCGGTGCACAGGCGGATTACAGCGGTCCTGCCTGGTATCTGCTCGACTGTTCACGCGCAATCAAACCGCTGATTTATCAGGATCGCCGTAAGGCTGAACTGGTTGCCCAGACCAAAGTCGATGAAGGTCGCGCATTCACCGATAACGAATTTGTGTTCGGTGCTTCCGCCCGTCGCAATGTGGGCTACGGCTTCTGGCAGATGGCCTACATGATGCAGTCACCGCTGACGCTGGATGCACTGTGGCACGGCTGGTCAGCCATGCGCGAATTTACCGCTGACGGTGGCCGCAAGCTCGGCATCAAACCCACCCATATTGTTGTCCCCACCTCGCTGGAAAAACAGGCGGTGCAGCTGCTGGAGCGTGAACTGTTCGCAGACGGAAACGCCACCGTCTCTAACGAGATGAAGGGCAAGCTGGAGCTGGTTGTCGCGGATTATCTGTAAACGGTGAGCCGGGCTTACGGCCCGGCCCCTGCGGAGGGCAAATATGAATGAACATCACACTGTGGCAGCAACAGATGATTCAGGTCTTCAGGTCAGTGGTGACAATTCTGTCACGGTGCTGGCAGAAGTGCGTTGCAGTCGTTCGGCGTTTCGTCGTGCGGGGTTCCTGTTCACGCGTGGACGTCAGCAGGTTGAGGTCACCCCGGAGCAGCTTGCCCGACTGGAGGCGGAGCCATGCCTCACTGTGCGAATACTACAGACGCCTGCTGATGATGCGGGGAGCGTGGCGGGTGTGGTTCATGCAGTGGCCGGTACAGATTTAGCCGAAGCCGAAGCCGAAGCCGAAGCCGAAGCCGGACAGGATGCTCCCCGGAAAAAGACCGGTAACAAAGCGAAACAGGCGAAAAAGGCCCGCGCATGAATTACGCCACTGAAAGCGATATGCGGGCGCGTTACCGCGAGGATTTGCTCAGGCCGTTACTGGCAGTGCCCCGTTCGGATGAGCTGGACACGCGCAAGCTGAACCGGGCGCTGACAGATGCGTCAGCCCTTATCGACAGCTATCTGTCCGCCCGTTACACGCTGCCGCTGGAGGTTATCCCGGCTGTTCTTGTTCAGCACTGTTGCGCGATTGCCTTTTATTACCTGTGCGATCAGCGAGCCTCCGATCAGGCGCGTGACCGTTACCGTGAAGCGCTGGCCTGGCTGAAAGATGTCATGAACGGCAATGTGCCGGTAGGTGTGGATACGAACGGTGCGGCCCCTGAATCCGGGGATTTACCACAGGTTCAGTCTGATGCAGCGGTATTCGGGCGCAACCAGAAGGGCTTCATATGATTACGGAAACCGAACAGGCATACATCGCCCGTATCCGTGAGTATTTCGGGAATGAACTTGTGTCTGTTGACACGCATCCCGGCGACTGGAGCGACAGCGTACTGCGCACCATGCTGATTAACGCTCCGGCGATCTACGTTGCCTGGCTGGGTGCCGGTGAAGGCCGTACCCGTGGTCGCCTGGTCAGTCACTGGGTGTTCTACGTCATCGGCGACATGCTCAACGGGCGTGAGGCCAGCCGTCCCGGACTGTATCAGATTGTGGCCCGGCTGATTGCCGTGCTTAACGGCTTCAGAACCGAAAAAACCTCACCGCTTTACTTTGAAAAGGCGGTCAACGGTTACACCGAAACCCAGGCGAACAGTGGTGCGGTGATGTATGCGCTTTATTTCTCCTGCGAGGAAATGATCGCACCGCTGACCGATATCAGCTCGCTGGACGACTTCCTGCGTCATTACGAAACCTTTGTGGAGCCGCCCGGTACGCCGCCGTTTGAGGCACATATTGATTTGCCGGGGAACACGACAACGGCGGTCGAACCGCCGGAGGAACTGTAAATGAAAACCATCTTTATCAAACCCGCGCCGGGACGCCTGATTCGTGATCCCGACACAATGCGCCCGCTGGCACAGGAGGGGGAGGAAAAAACCTTCACGCCGTTCTGGTGTCGGCGTCTTGATGACGGCGATGTCATTCAGCCTGGAAGCCTGCCGGAAAGTGAAGCTCCCGCCGTGACGGAAGAAAACAGTGATAACGACATGGCGATGAATGCCGACCCGGTTATGGACAGTGACACGGTATCCGGCCCCGCAGTCTCAGATGAGGAAACGCTCTGATGATCAGTTTTAATCAGATTGGGGATGATAACCGCATCCCGCTTGTACAGATTGAATTTGATAATTCCATGGCCGTCACCGGCACCCCGGCGCAACGTCAGTCTGTGTTGCTGTTCGGGCAGGCTGCCATGAAAGACACCGCCGTACAGGGTTCCGGTCAACTGGACATTCCTGTACGTATTACCCGTGCATCTCAGGCAAGAGAGCTTTGGGGGCGTGGTTCCATGATTGCGCTGATGGTGGCGGAATTCATCGCCATTAATCCCGACACAGAGTTATATGCCATTGCCCAGGGGGCGGGCACTGGTCAGCCGCAGGCGTGTGTGATGAATATCATTGGTACGGCGACGGCAGACGGTGTGTTATGCGTCTATATTGGTGGTCGCCGTTATCTGCTGGCTGTCGGTACAGGGCAAAAAGGTAAAGCGCTTGTGGAAGCACTTGTGAAGGTCATTAACGCCGATGTTGATGCACCATTCACGGCTTATGCAGCAGAAGTCAGTGGAGATAATGCTGAAGGCCTTAAAGGCAGTATGGGGGTGAATGCCCGTTTTACCGGTGAGTGCTCAGTTCATGATTTACGTGTGAACTATTACGACGGTGAAACCACCCCTTCCGGCCTTACATTGCAGATAACATCTCCAAAACAGAAGGCCACAAACCCGGATATCACCCGCAGCGTGGCGGGGATGGGGGATCGTCAGTACAACTACATCGTCATGCCCTATAAGGATGACGCAAACCTGAAGGTGATCAGCGATGAACTGCTGAAACGCTGGGGACCGGTCAAAATGTCCGATGGAGTCATCTGGATGGCTCACACGGGCACATTCGGAGAAGTACAGGCGTTCGGTGAAAAACGTAACGATTTTCTTGCTACCTGTACGGCTATTCCAAAAGCACCGGAACCCGATTATCTGTGGGCAGCCTCGGTGTGTGCGACATGCGCACCGTCATTATCTTCGGATCCGGCACGTCCACTTCAGACACTGGCCATCACGCCCCGACTGGCACCCGCCGCAGCGGATCGTCTGACCCGTGAAGAGCGAAACAGCCTGCTGTGGAGCGGTATCGCTACAGTAACCGTCGCAACCGGTGATGTGGTGCAAATCGAACGTCAGGTGACGATGTATCGTCAGAACGCCTATGGAGACAATGACCCCAGCTATCTGGATGTGGAAACCGTCTACACCCTTTCATATCTGCGTTACTCCCTGCGAACGTTCATCACGCAGCGTTTTCCGCGCCATAAGCTGGCGGATAATGGCACACCGGTGAGCGCGGGACAGAATATTGTAACCCCGGAAATCATGACGCTTCAGTTGATTGCTCTGGGTGAGGAATGGGTCGATCAGGGGTTGGTCGAGAACCTGGACACTTTTAAAAAGAATCTGCTCGTGGAGCGTAACACATCAGATCGCAACCGCCTTGATGTGTTGTGCACACCGGACCTGGTTAACCAGTTCCGCTTTATGGCCGCGCAGATCCGTTTCATTTTGTGAGGTAATTCATGAGCGGAAAACAGTATCAGGGGACCGCAACCATCCGTGTGAACGGTCAGGAGTTTGCCACGCTGGAAGGCGCAACCTTCTCGCCATCCGGTTTTGAACGTGAAGCCGTGAAAGGCGCAAAGGTCTACGGTTACCGGGAGAAACCCCGTGAGGCCACGCTGGAATGCAAATTTCCGGCCGGTGGTGAAGGCTCGCCGGCAACGGATGAAATCAACAGCTGGAACGCAGTCACAATTGAATTCGTCGCCGATACCGGTGAAGTCCATATGATGACCAAAGCCTGGAGTGTGGAGCCCGCGTCTTTAGATGGTGGTGGCGATATCTCTGCGAAGTTCGCCAGCGCAACCAGTACCCGTGTTCAGTAAGGAGCAGTTATGGCATCACGTAAGAAAAAAACAGCGGTTTCAGACGAAGGCGTCATGGAGGCCATTCGTGAAGCGCTTGAAGGAGGCGATCCGCGCACCGCCGGTCTGACTGAACAACTGGCTAATGGGTATGTGGATCTGCTGGATGGTCTGCCCTGCGGTGAAAGCCGTGAATACCGTGTCACATTCCGGGAACTGACCGCGAAAGACAGCATTGATGCTGAATCAGAAGCCGAGAAAGTGATGGATACACGTAACGGTCCGATGCTGATTGCGTCTCCCTCTCTACGGGGGATTGCACTTCTGCGCCGTCAGATTGCCGCTGTCGGTGAGATTCAGGGACCGTTATCCCTCCGCCAGGTTGGGCAGTTGAGTGAACGTGACCTGTCCCGTCTGATGGCGGCGGTCGGCATTCTGGATACAGCCATGGCCGGAAAGCTGGCGGCTGACCGGGGGCGAGCAGGCGCAGTGTCGGGCGCAGATTGAAGAAGCGGCGATAGTACTGGGGATGGTGACGAAAAGCGGCCCGGAATGGGCGCTTAACCTCCCCTTATCGCAACTTTACCGGCACTGCCAACAAACGGAAAAAATCCTTAAAGCGAAGCAGTAAACGATGGCAAAAAATCTGAAAGCCTCCCTGATAGTCGATCTGCTCGGCAATATTTCCGCTAAATCTCGCCAGTGGTCGCAGGAGCTGGGGACATTTTCCCGTTCCGGACAGTCGGGGCTGGGTGGTCTGGGTAATGCAGCCCGTCGTGCCGGTCAGGAAACTGATCTTGTTGGCACCCGTATGCAACGTATGCTTGCCGGAGTCCGTGGCAGTATCCGTTCAGTCACCTCTGATTTTGACCGGCTTCAGGGAAGTATTACCGGTACGCTGGGACGTATCAGCAACCTTTACGGGATGCTGGCCGGTGGTGCGGCTGCGTACGGATTTAACAAGGCTTTTCTTCGTCCCGCATCAGAGATGGAGAATTACATTCTTCGTCTCAATGCCATCAATCATGGTGATACATCCAGAACAGAAGACGTCCGTAAGTGGGCTGTCCAGAATGCAAAAGAAACCACGTGGGGGCTGGCCGGCGTTATGCAGGAATACGCTTCCAGCCGTGGTTTTGGTATGAGTGATAAGGAAGCACGTAACTTTATCACCATGCTTCAGGATCAGGGGGGCTATCACGGCTGGTCCCTTGCTGACGCGCAGGGCGCATCCCTTCAGCTCAAACAGATGTATTCCCGTGGTGCAATTCAGGCGGCTGATGCCAGTATTCTGACGGGCTACGGTATCAACGTTTATCAGTTGCTGGCTGAAAAACTGAAAGTTGATCAGAAAGTACTTCGTGATCTGGGTGGCAAAGGTAAGCTGGGACCGGACAGTATTCGTCTCCTGTTCCAGGTCATGGCAGAACAGGCAAAAGGTGCACAGAAAAATGCCATGAACTCCTGGACGGGCATGACTGCCATGATGGGGGATGTATGGGATGACTTTGCCCGTGACGTCATGGCCAAAGGACCTTTTGACAGCCTTAAAAACAGCCTTAAAGGCTTTCTGGATTATGCTGATGAGGCAAAGTCCAGCAGTCTTCAGGAAAAACTGGCGGCACAGACAGCGGGTGCCCTGAATCAGGGCTTTGAGTATGCCCGTGATGCGGCAACTGGTTTTTACCGGGCTATTCAGAAGGTACGGGAAACGCTTCAGGCGCTGCGTGATGCAGGGTATGGCGATACGCTGGACGGTATCGCTCGTGGTGCACAGACAGCTGCGAAATATCTGCTGTATATGTATCTGGCCACCCGGACACTGAAACTGGTCAGGGCTGTTGGTGGAAGTGCGCTGCGTCTTGGTGCAACACCGCTTCGCTGGGGCATGTCCACCGCTTCTGTTCTGACCTCCCCCTTCCGCAAACCACAGACCACCGTTCCCGAAACCATACCGGGGCGTGGCGGTCGGTTCCTGAATTTTCTGACGGGGGTTAACCCCGCAGCCATTCAGCCCGTAAATGTCATGAACTGGCCAGCCGGTGCCATGGCGGGGGGCGTTTCTGATGTGATCAGCGGAGGTGAAGGAAAACGTCAGCGTGGACGCACCAGACGCGGGCCGGGGCGCGGACGCCCGGTGACGTCGGTTGTTACTGTACCGGCAACGCCGCCAGCCTCACCCCCTCAGGGCTTCTTCGGGCGCATGATGAGCCGTGCCGGTGGCTTGCTTTCATCCGCCGGTAACCGGCTGGGTATGGGGCGTTTCTCCGGCCTTTTCCGCCGTGCCGGTGGGGTTGCCGGTCGTTTGGGCGGTGGAGCCCTTTGGGCCGGGGCGATGGCCGCCCCTGTCCTGCTGGACGATAGTGCCAGTGCTACCAACAAGGGGGAGGCTGTCGGCTCTCTTGCTGGCAGCATTGCCGGTGGAGCGCTGGGAGCTGCGGCAGGACCTGTCGGCGTGGCTATCGGTTCAACGGTGGGAAGTTATCTCGGTAATTATCTCGGCGGCTGGCTGACAGAAGCCTGGCAAAAACTACGGGGGGATACCGATAACAGCGGAGGAAAAGCCGCTGAACAGGCTTCTGCCCGTGTGGAGCTGGTTGCCCCGGATGGCTGGAGCGCAAGAAGTATTGATATCAATGAAACCTCCGGCAGTTCGCTGGATGTGGATGTCTGGAACGGAGGTAACTATGTCCACTGGTGACGGCAAGGGGTCGTTTCGCGGTGTGCCATTCCTGGTATTTCGCGAACAGCGTGAACGCGGTGGGCGTAATATCGTTCGCCGGGAATATCCGTTACAGGAACGGGGCGGTGCAGATGATCTGGGGCCAAAACTGCCGGAATACACCTTCACCGTACTGGTGATGGGAGAGGATGTTCACACGCAACGAAGCCGTCTTCGGGATGCCCTTCGCGCCCCCGGGCCGGGTGAACTTATGCACCCGGAATATGGCACTTTAAACGTGATGATAAACAGCTTTGAAAGCCGTTACAGCGCCGATGAACAGCGCATTGTTGAATTCACAATTAATGTGTCTCCGGTCAGTGATGAAACAGCGCCAACGGCCAGCCAGGATACGGCTGCACTTCTGGAGGCCAGAAGTGGTGCAGCCCTGAACAGCATGTTTGGTACGCTGGCAAGTGGCTGGACCGTCATTTCCGATGGTATGCATGATGTGCAGGCAATGGCTGAAACCATCAGTGACAAAATTGAGGCGCTGGAAAATTCCGTTTCCGGGATGGGGATTGTGCAGGATATCAGTGCCTTTACGGCCACGTTTACGGCGCTTAAAGGTAACGTTACCGCATTGCTCACAAGTCCGCAGCGAATGGCGGAATCACTGGCGGGTATGTTTGTCACCCTGACGGCATTACCCACGATCCCTGCGCTCTCCCTTACCCGGAAGAATACCGGCAGTACCGTAACCGGTGCTTCCGGGGGGAATGGCGGTACGGTTTACACCAGAGGCAGTGGAGGCGAATTGCCCGCAGGGAGTCTGGATGTGGTGATGCAGAGCACCCTTGAACAGGGACTTCCTCAGCTCTACAGAACCTTATCCTCCCTGCGTTATGCGCTGACAGAACAGGATGATCCACAGCGTCTGATTGGGCTTACCCCGCCAGCTCAACAAAATATCCGGCTTCTCAGGGCAGTGATGCAGAGTGCAGCCGTGGTGTCTCAGGCTCAGACAGTGGGAAAATTGCTGGATCAGGTAATCAGTCTTGAAACAGCCCGGACAAGTAATAACACGAAGTCAGCCGGTCTTGTCTGGCTGGAAAGTGCCGCAGATGTTGAGCGTATCAACCGTGATTTGAGTGATGCGCTTGAATTACAGGTCATGGATTTGTCTGCGCTGGGGTATACCTCCACAGCCCTGACTCTCAGGGATGCCCGCCTGGCGTTGACAGAAGATCTTACGGTCAGGGCGGTCTCCCTGCCGGGGGCTGTACAGGTATCCGTCCGGGCGACAGAACCTGCACTGGTAACCCTGTACCGTGAAACAGGAAACAGCACCCGCTGGCAACATTTTGTGCGTCGTAACAACATTTCAGACCCGCTTTTTGTGCCGGGGGGAAGTACTGTGGAGGTGATCAGTGAACAGTAAAGTGGAGCTGTATCTTGGCAGCCAGATTTTTACCGGCTGGGTGACGGTCAGTGTACGACGTTCTCTTGAACATCTTGCGGGATCATTCGAGCTGGGCCTTATGCTCCCCGGTGAACCGGTTCCGGCGATCATCTCGCCCGGTCAGTCAGTGACACTGAAAATTAACGGTCAGACAGTCATCAGCGGCTGGCTGGATCAGGTGAATCAGAGTATCAGCGCCACGCGTTATCAAATTACTATCAGTGGCCGCGATAAAACAGGTGATCTGGTTGACTGCTCTGCTGTTCACCAGGGAAGTCAGTGGCGGAACCGGACGCTGGCCCAGATAGCCGCTGATTTGTGTGCGCCGTTTGGTATCAGCGTTCGCTGGCAGGTTAATGATGTCACGGCAGAGAAACCGTTCGCATCTTTCACGCTTGAGAACTCAGAAACAGTGGCGGATGCACTCACACGAGCCGCACGGCATCGTGGGGTTCTGGTAACCAGTAACGCTGTGGGTGAACTGGTTTTTACTCAGGCTGGAAGCAAGCAGACCGATACGCTTGTACTGGGTGAGAATTTGCTTGAGGCCATTCATAACGATGACCACCGTATGCGCTACAGCGAATACCGAATCAGAGGACACGGGCGCGGAGGCGGCAAATCCGGTGACAGCGCAAAACCAGCCAGCCTGTCTGCACCGGTCGGGGTGGTGAATGACGAAGGTGTTACCCGTTACCGTCCGAAAATTGTTCTCGCCGATCATCACATTGATACCAGCGGAGCCACACAGCGGGGATTACGGGAAATGCGCCGGGCAGTGGCCCGTTCCTCCCGCTTTACCGCCGTGGTGCGTACCTGGTTCCGCTCAGACGGCACGTTGTGGGATCTTAATCTGCTGACGCGCGTTACCGCTTCACGGTTTGGTATTGACCAGCGTGATCTGCTGATTTGCCAGGTTGAATTCTCCCTGGACGCACAAAAAGGCGAAACCACGCGGCTGATTCTTGCCCCCCGTGATGGTTTTATTGTTCCTGCGGAGCCTGACAGTAAAGGTCGGGGCGGAAATGATGCCGGTGGCGTGGATGCCTTTATCCATCAGCAGATGAAAAAACAGGGGATCACCTTTAATGATAAATGAAGAGGTTTTCAGCCGCCTTATAGCCCCCGTTATGCGTGGGGTGCGTCTTCTGATTGGACGGGGGGTTCTTACCGGTATCCGTGATGAGCTGAAAATGCAGAATGTACAGCTTACCGGAATGGAGGGGGAAACGTTTGATGATGTTGAACGGCCACAGCAGTACGGACAAATCAGCGTACCCTTACCGGGGGCGGAGCTATTCTTCGCCTGTCCTGGTGGTCAGCGTGATCAGGCCGTTGTTCTGGTGGTTGATGACCGGCGTTACCGCCCATCCGGGCTGACTTCCGGCGACAGTGGGCTTTATCACTACGAAGGGCACCGCATTCGCCTGACAAAAGACGGACGCATCATCATCACCTGCCGGACGCTTGAGATTTTTGCTGATGAGCGCGTGAGCGTTGATACCCCTGAAACGGTCTTCACCGGCGATGTCATCGTGGAAAAAAATCTGCATGTGAAAGGCAATCTTGCGATCGATGGAACCGGTATGTCAAAAGGCACATTTACTATGTCTGAAGCCAAGATTGCGGGGATCACCTATTCCGGACATGTGCACCATGACAACGGCAAAGGAAGTAAAACAGGAGGACCGGAAAATGGCTGATATTGCCGTGATATGGAAACAGGGGCATGGTGCACTGCAACTGAATGGCGCAGATCTTCTGACAGACAATACATTGCAGACGGCAGTGATTATCTCACTGTTTACTGATCGTCGAGCCCTGGCATCAGATGTCATACCAGATGGTACCCGCGATCGCCGTGGATGGTGGGGTGACAGCTTCCGGGAATACCCCATAGGCTCCCGTCTGTGGTTGCTGAGCCGGGAAAAAACGCTTACTTCGGTGGTAAGTCGTGCACAGGCGTATGCGGATGAGGCGCTGGCATGGCTTCGTCAGAGCGGCGTTGCATCGGATGTTGTGTGTCGTGCTGAACGAACGGCGCACGAGCAACTTTCATTATTTGTTGAAATCACGCTGCCGGACGGCAGTCGGGAACCCATGATTTTTTATGCTGATATTAAGGGGGAATGATGCCTTATCAGCCCTTGCCACTGGCGCAACTGATCACCCAGACACAGCAGGATATCAGCCAGCGTCTTCCCGGTTCCCAGCCGGGTGTGAGTGAAACAACATTAAATGCCATTGCATATGCTCAGGCCGGGTTGTCTGCGCAGGAGCATGAGCACCTTGCCTGGATTGCCAGGCAGATTATTCCGACAGAAGCAGACGAGGCTGAACTGCTGAAACACTGTTCCTTCTGGGGTGTGATCCGTAAACCGGCATCACGTGGCGATGGTCCCGTCCAGTTGATGCTGACGACAGATGCCGGGGTGACCGAAGGGGTACAACTTCAGCGCAGTGATGGTGAGGTGTACCGCATCACCGGGTCTGTTACCGGAAAGGCCGGAACCCTGACCGTGCAGGTTGAAGCGGAAAATGCAGGTCGTTCCGGTAATGCCCCAGCAGGTACCCCCCTGACGTTCGTCACCCCGCAGGCGGGTATAAATCAGACAGCCACCATTACCGGTACGGGGATCACCGGAGGTGCGGATGTTGAGTCAGTCCCGGAATTGCTGTCCCGCCTGGTGTTTCGTGTACAGAATCCACCATCCGGTGGTACGCAGTATGATTTTGAGCGCTGGGCGCGTGAAGTTCCGGGGGTAACCCGTGCATGGTGTAAACCGGAATGGCCTCAGGCTGGCAGCGTTGGAGTGACCTTTGTTCAGGATAACAACCCTGATATTTTCCCCGGCGAAGGTGACGTACAGCGCGTGGCGGAATATATCCGTAGCCATGATGATCCAGCAACGGGGCAACCCGTCGGACAGCCACTGGGACCAACGGTAAAGGTCTTTAAGTTAACGAATAAGCCCGTGGATTTTGAAATCCGCATAGTCCCGAAAACGCCGGAGAACCAGGCTGCTGTAAAGCAGGCGCTGACAGACCTGTTGTATAACGAATCAAGCCCGGGGGCCCTGGTTCTTCCGTCTTCATTCTGGCGAACCGTGGCAGGTGTGAAAAATCTTGAGGATTTTGAAGTCCGCAGCCCCCTCAAATCGGTTATGGCTGGTGATGCTGAATTGCTGACGGTGGGAGAAATTACATGGCTCTGACGCTTGCAGCTCATCAGCGCGCATTGTTGCAGCTCCTACCCGATGGCCTGGCATGGGATAAACGTCCTGAATCCGTGTTGTCAGCCTTATGTCTTGGGCTAAGTCACGCCACCGAGCGTGTATCCTGGACGGCTAATCAGTTACTTTCGGAGCGCTTTCCGGAAACATCCCGGATGTTACTGGAGGACTGGGAGCGTTATCTGGGGTTGCCTGAATGTGATATGGCAGGAGCAACGTTGCAGGAGCGCCAGCGATACGCGGCGAATAAATACCGTATGAAGCCGTCACTGAACCGCGAGTTTTATATCCGGTTTGCGGCTGAATTTGGCTATGTGATTGATATTCAGCCATCACCGGAATCGCAGTGGATCAGTATTGTGACCGTAAAAAGCGAGGTTGGGTATCGTCACATGCATGTGCTCGATCACATTCTGACGCCTCTGCGGATATATGAAGGTGGTGCGCTGGAATGCATTTTAAACCGGTATAAACCGGCCTGGCAGACGTTTTTATACATTTACGAAAAGTCGCATGAGGAGACGGAATAATGTATTTCGTGGATAACAATACCGGTACGACAGAGATGCCAGCGCTGGCTCCATCGCAGGGTACTGAAGTTAAGTGGTTTACGGAAGGCGACGGTAATAAAGGTATCAGCCATATCGGGCAGGACTGGCTTAATATCATTCAGGCAGAATTGCTTGCGATTTTGACTGAAGGAAAAATTCAACCAGATAAAATGAAGCTGAATCAGCTTACACTGGCAATCAAGGCCATTATTACGGCCAATGCTTTTTTACGTAAAAACAACCTGAAAGAAATCGAGGATGCGGGAGCTGGTGCTCAGGCGAATGCCAGAAAAGCTCTTGGGCTGGGGACTCTGGCGACAAAAGATAAGCTTTCACCAACAGATGTTGGTGCGCTTGAAAAAAGCAAAAATTTGTCTGACGTACCCGATAAAGTTGCGGCCCGTACCAACCTTGGGGTTTACAGTAAAGAAGAAGGTGATCGGCGTTATCTGAAAAGCGGCGCAGATATTGGTTCATATAGTCGCGAACAAAGTGATGGGTCATATCTTAAGGTTGCGTCAAATGGTTCTGACATTGCAAACAGAAGTGCCTTTATCGATAACCTCGGTTTACGGGAAACGGTAAACAGGGCGGCGAATGCCCTGCCATCGAACGGAACGGCCGTTGCCGCGAACAGGCTGGCAAATGCCCACACAATTAATGGTGTTCCCTTTGACGGAACGCAGGATATCAACATTACCTCCGGTATGACCGAAGCTGCTGCTGATAACAAATACGTTCGCAACGTTCAGCTTGGTGCCCAGAGTTACCATTCACCCGGAGGTAATGAAATGTCCTGGAGTTATGGCGCGCCTTCCGGTTGTATGCTTTCAGGTATTAACGTGCAGGAGACCGGGAGAAATTCAGCCGATAATATCGGAGGCGTTTATTACCGTCCGGTGCAGATATATATCGGTAATGCCTGGCGCACAGTTTCATCCGTCTGATTAAAGGAAAAGGGTGCGATAAGCACCCTTTACGTTATTCAGGCTTCTCCGGCCATTTAATGTCGTCAAATTCAGCTTTGTTTTTAATCGCTGGTAGTTCCATTTTTTTCACCTGACTGATGTATGCCATCCATCGGGTAAGTGCGGCTCTGTCTTCATCACTGATGGTGCCCAGCTGTAATTCTGTTCTCCAGTCATTAATTTTTTCATATGCCTGATTAAGATATGACTGGCGCATTGCTTCCAGTTTTCTTGCGTAGTTAACCGGAATACGGGAGATCACGCCATTATCAAACTTCCAGTTACCCGAAATATCAGCACCTTCAGGGAGTTCGTCGACTTCAACCACAGAGAACCCCGCAGGATACAGCGCCGAAGCGTCCTGTGATATTGAGCAGATAATGCCGCTGTCAGGTGTTATACAAAGTTTATATTTTTTTGTGAATAATGGCAGGGACTCGTAGAAATCCTTACCATCTTCACTCTGAAAATACTGTACATCATTACCATAGAGGGTGTTTTCCGGGTAATATCGTTTAACATTAATCAGTTGCATAAACATCACCATGTGAATCAATGATAAAAACAGGAATAATACTATCGCTATATACGGACAGGGGTTGTCTGAGATAACGCATATATCAGGCGCTGCCTGCCGTACGCCATGAGCCGTTAATTAAATACTTGCAGCGGATACCCAATTCCCATTAATACAATATTGTATCTGTCTGTAATAAACACGGTCATCACCACCACGCATTTCCCAGTCTCCGTCAGTCTTAAAACCGGTAATCACATTTCCTGATGACAGGGAGTAATTATATTCCAGTACGCCGCTTAATGCCTGCGCTCCCAGTCTTACCCCTGTAACATAACGCTGATTGGCCGTTGATTCCGGCATTCCTGACGTAATGTTTATATCCCGCGTCCCGTCGAAAGGAACACCATTAATATTTCTTGGGGTGGCGAGTCTGTTTGCTGCCACGGCGGTTCCCCCCGATGGCAGGGCATCAGCGGCCTTATTTACCGTTTCCCGTAAACCGAGGTTTCAGGGATGCCGTATATCTGCTTTAAAAAGCATTTCCACCTCTTTTTAAGGAAGGTAAATACATGCTGATTGGCTATATACGCGTATCAACAAATGACCAGAACACAGGTTTACAAAGAAATGCGCTGGAATGTGCAGGATGTGAGCAGATTTTTGAAGACAAAATGAGTGGTAAAACGACGCAGCGGCCGGGACTGAAGCGGGCACTGAAGAAACTAAAACCCGGCGACACACTGATGGTCTGGAAACTGGACAGGCTGGGGCGCAGTATGCGCCACCTTGTTGCGCTGACAGATGAATTACAGCAACAGGGGATAAATTTTCGTAGTCTTACTGACAACATTGATACGTCAACCCCCATGGGGCGCTTCTTTTTTCACATAATGGGTGCGCTGGCAGAAATGGAGCGTGAATTGATTGTCGAACGGACACGGGCTGGTCTTGCTGCTGCCCGTGAAAGGGGACGAACCGGCGGCAGACCCCGTCGTCTCACGCAGGAACAATACGAGCAGGTCGGGCGTTTACTGGCCGGGGGTGTCAGCCGAAGACAGGTGGCACTTATTTTTGATATCGGCCTTTCAACCCTTTATCGTTATTATCCTGCGAGCGTTTCGGAAAAATAAGACGCTCTCTTTGTTGGGCCTTTACTGAATTAACGCAAAATGGCGTTTATCGGTCTGTGGATATGATAATTCTGTTTATTCAGGAACAGGCTGATTATTATGACGTCCAAATGGGTTCAACTATCATCAATGCCCGGAAACTTTACTGTTAAAGTTTCCGGTGGTACAGCGGCATTTCTTGAGGCTCCCTTTCCTCCGGCCGAAACAAAAGGAGGAATGACATTTGCTGACTGTCTCATCAGTTTTAATACACGGGATTGCCTGTGGGTAAGGCCAGTATCCGGTGATCCGAGCGTGGAAATTACCGGTGCGGGTATTGGTGCTGTCATTCCGTTAAGTGCTGATGTTGCCGGTACTGCTGAACCGTCAGACTGGGATAATGCTGAAACACATACCCGTCCGTCAGGAAATGAAACTGCTTCCAGCTCCCCTTCCTGGTATTACGTGGTGGTTCTTGCTGGTCAGTCAAACGGGATGGCCTACGGTGAAGGTCTGCCGCTGCCGGAGACATATGACCGCCCCGAACCGCGTATTATGCAGTTAGCCCGTCGCAGTACAGTCACGCCGGGAGGTAAAGCCTGTCAGTATAACGACATCATTCTGGCCGACCACTGTCTGCATGATGTGCAGGATATGAGTGGAAAAAATCACCCGAAAGCGGATGTGGCTAAAGGGCAATATGGCACCGTGGGTCAGGGGCTTCACATTGCCAAAAAACTGCTGCCGTTTATTCCGGCAGATGCGGGGATTCTGCTGGTTCCCTGCTGCCGTGGTGGTTCTGCATTCACGGCGGGTGCTGACGGCACGTACAGTGACAGCACGGGTGCTTCAGAGGACTCAGCCCGCTGGGGTGTGGATAAGCCGCTGTATAAGGACTTAATCAGCCGGACAAAAGCGGCACTGGCGAAGAACCCGAAAAACCGCCTGCTTGCTGTGGTGTGGATGCAGGGCGAGTTTGATATTGATGCGAAGCCGACGGAGCATTCCGCGCTGTTTCTGGCGATGGTGGAAAAATTCCGCGCAGACCTGGCTGAACAGGCGGAACAGTGTACCGGTGGCAGTGCTGCTGGCGTTCCGTGGATTTGTGGCGATACCACGTATTTCTGGAAACAGAAAAACGAACAGGCATACCAGGCAATCTATGACGGCTACAAAAATAAAACAGATAAAAACATTCATTTCGTCCCATTAATGACAGATGAAAATGGCGCGAATGTACCCACCAACAATCCGACAGAAGACCCGGATATTGAATCCATTGGTTATTACGGCTCAACGTGGCGTAACAGTGCCGCCACCTGGACATCTGCGGGCCGGGCCAGCCATTTCAGTTCATGGGCACGTCGTGGGATTATTTCCGACCGTCTGGCCACGGCTGTTCTGACTCATGCAGGGCGAACCACAGTAAAAGCCGATGTTCCATCTTCTGAAACTGAAGCACCAGTGCCGTCACCTTCAGAAACTGAAGCAGTAACCACAACACTGCTGTCTTACCGTGTCAGTGAGTCAGAAGGAAATCTGAAAGCCCAGGGCTGGGAGCCGGCTGGCGGTAAAGCTGAAATTATCAGTGATGCAGGAGGCACAGGTGGTAAGGCAATGAAACTGACCAAGGAAACAGGTAAATCATCCTGGTATCTGGATCATGATGCCGGTACTGGTGCTGAACTGCTGAAAAATGGTGGTTTAATCAGTTGTCGTTTTAAAGTACCTGGCGACCTGGTGGCAAACCAGTATGTCATGGCGCTTTACTGGCCGGTTTCCTCTCTGCCGCAGGGTGTCACCCTGACAGGGGATGCAGGGAATAATCTGCTGGCATCGTTCTACATCCAGACAGACGCAAAAGACCTGAATGTGATGCACCACAATGCAAAAGTGGCAACAAATAACCAGAAACTGGGAACCTTTGGTGTATTTGATAATGAATGGCATACGCTGGCCTTCCGTTTTGCAGGAAATAACAGCCTTCAGGTTATTCCGGTTATTGATGGTCAGGATGGTGCCGCGTTTACCCTGACGCAGTCACCAGTAGGAACTTTCCCGGTGGACAAACTCCGCGTAACGGATATCACCAAAAATGCAACTTACCCGGTGCTGATTGACAGCATTGTGGTGGAAGTGAAAAAAGCGGTAACAGAATAAAAAAAATCCCGCCGGTCATGATATGGCTGGCGGGAGCTACCTAACCCATAAAGGAAAATAAAAATACTCCCGAAGGAGTAGTTACCAGTCACTTCGTCATGTTTTTACCCGATAACGAATTATGTAGTCAATATCAAAGGTAAGGTTATATGACATTCGTTCATACAATGCTGCTTTATTTCTGCGCTGTGGTCAGTGCGTTATATCTGGTGAGCGGCGGTTATAAGGTCATCAGAAATTATATTCGCCGCAAAATTGATGACGCAGCAGCCGAAAAGCTCAGTAAAACAGCACAGGCACCATCATCCCCAAACGACCCGACCCCGCTCTGATAACGGGGCAATATACCTGCAAAAGGAGAATATTCATGCCAGAGATTAAAGGCACGGTTACTGAAGAGCTTGTCAAACAGGCACTTTATTCTGAAGAAGTGAACCGCGTGCTGAAGGCGCAGGTTCGCAAGGATTTTGAGGCACAAATCGACGCATATGTTGATGAAGTGCTGGCCCGAATGGTTGGCCGTTCTCCGGCTGAAAACAGCACGGAAAATGCTCCTCAACCCGTAGAGCAACCAGAGCCGGTTCAGCCCGGAACTGACGGTACTATGATGTAACAATACCGACCTGCAGGTTTCCCTGCCGGGTGAATTTGTTAATGCACGTTTTGTGTATTTTCCCTCTGGGGAGAACAGGCAGGGCATATCAGCATCCTGAAACAGGAAGCATTTTTTGGTTTGTATGTCTTGCCATTTTGAGATCGAGAACGGCGATAGATGAGCTGTAAGGGAGTCTTACAGGCAGGGTAAACAGGCTCTTTATCCATGATAAAGATCTCCTTTTTATGCATCTCTGCTTTACAGGAGACCGGGGAATATCATAGGATACGCCACGAGCTCGAAGTAAAGCATTGATGCAAAATTGTCTAAATCGGCCCAGAATAGTTCGCGCTATCTGGGTCGCCCTTTATGTATGTAGTATCCCATTGATTTGAAACATACTACATATACGCACAATCCTACCTTCACTGTATAAAAAGTCAATAAAATGATCATTTTATGATCGTTTTCACCACCTAACTCTTCGTTTTCTTTAAGTAAGTAATCACCGCCCTGAATCATTGTTGATGACTTTTCAATCTATTTGTTGTATCAATTAAACAAACCGAATCGATCGTTTTTGTCGATCGATTGCATGAGAAAGGCATCAACAACAAAGCAGGAGGTTATGCGGCCATGTATCGAAACATACGGTGCCGACACTGCAATAAGCTACTGGCACGGGCCAGTTTCAGTTATCTGGAAGTAAAATGTCCGCGCTGCAAAACCCTCAATCAAATCACATCTCAGAGCGCCACAGAGCACCCCACATACACAAGGAAATCCTGCCGTGGGGAACAAGAAACATTACTTTCAGTCTGATAAGTCACTAACCTATGGTTCAGTATGCAGTGGTATTGAAGCTGCGACAGTAGCCTGGAGCAATCTTGGCTGGAAAGCCAGATGGTTCAGTGAAATAGAGGACTTCCCGTCAACACTTCTTTCATATCGCTGGCCCCATATACCAAATCTTGGTGATATGGCTTTGCTTGCGCCTCGTATCAGGGATGGGCTTATTGAAGCACCAGATATTCTTGTAGGTGGAACTCCGTGTCAGGCATTCAGTATGTCAGGCAAACGAAAAGGCCTTTCAGATCCACGGGGGCAGTTAACACTGTCTTTTGTTGAACTGGCGAATCAGATAGATACCGTTCGGGCATCGCTCAATAAATCCCCCTCAATAATCGTATGGGAAAACGTCACAGGAGTTTTAAGTAGCCATGACAATGCATTCGGTCATTTTCTTGGTGCGCTGGCCGGAGCAGGTTGCGCATTACAGCCAGCAAGGAAAAGATGGGCAAACGCTGGTGTTGTGTCTGGACCATCGCGTATCGTCGCCTGGCGAGTACTTGATGCCCAATATTTCGGAGTCGCCCAGGCTCGCAGAAGAGTGTTTGTTGTGGCAAGTGCTGGAAAAAGGCTCGATCCCGGAAAGGTATTATTTGAGTTCCCGCCTGTGTCGCAGGGCGATAAAAACTATTACGGAAAGAAGAAAAAATCCGAATCCCTTCTTGATCAAGGCATTGAAGGAAAATTGCACCGATATTGCCTTGAAGCATTGCCAAAACGAACAGGCACAGTAATAGCTGGCTATAACGGAACAACTAACCAGGACATGACTATGTCTGGTGGGCTCATAGTTGAAAGAGCGCCATATTCAAGGGTTCGTAGGTTGACGCCAACCGAATGCGAGAGGCTACAAGGTTTTCCCGATGGATATACAGATATTCCATGGAAAAATTCATCTCCAGCTCATCGTTATAAGGCCATTGGAAATTCAATGCCTGTACCGGTCATGAAATGGATTGGTCGAAGAATACAGGAAGCGTTAAACGAAGTTTAA